CGTTGTCGTTGATAATGCCAGCAATGTTAGTGACTATAGTCGGAACGGTCTCAATCAGCACAGGGAGATTGTCGATCAGCGCATTGGCCAGTCCCATGATGAGGGATAAGCCCGCATCGAAGAGCTGTCCTGCGTTCTCCCTGAGGAATCCGCTGAATGTGACCAGCGCCTCCATTGCCGCAGGGATCATGCCCGGCAGATTCTCAGTCACATAGTTGGCAAGAGATTGGACCATCTCTATCGCCGCTGTAGCCAGATGGGGGACGTTCTTGATAAGCGCATCCGCAATGGTCTTGAGGGCGGTCCCGCCTGTCTGGGCCAGCTTCGGGAACTCCTTCGACAGCGTTATAAGAAGCCGGGTGACCAGATTGATTCCGACTGCCGTTATCTGGCCCATGTTGCTGAGCAGACCGTCCACCAGGGATACGATCATGCCAGACGCCGCAAGGATCAGCGACCCGCTCTGGTTCATGATCGCAGCAAGGAAGCTGTTCACGATTTCTGTGGCGGCATTCACCATCTCCGGGACAGCTTTGGCCGCTTCTTTGGCCATACCGACGAAAGCCTTGCCGGCTTCCTGAACGATGCCGGAGAAGCCGTTGGCCTCATAAGCAGAGGTCATAGCTTCGACGATGCCCTTAAGGGACTTCACGGCACCCGTTGCAGGCTGTTCCAGATCCTTATAGATGGCAAGGCCGAGACCTTCCAGGCCGGATTTCAGAAGCGTGACCTGGCTCTGCAGGTTTTCCTGCATTGTCTTGGCCATGGCAGCGGCCGCGCCTTCCGAGCCGTTTATGGCATCGGTCAGCTTTTTGTAGTCTTCCTCAGAAGCGTTGACGATGGCCAGCAGGCCCGACATGCCTTCCTGCCCCGCCAGAGAGGCGGCGAGCTGGGTTTTCTGGGCCTCTGAGAGCCCCGAAAATGCCCCACGAAGGTCTTCCGTAAGCTGGGCCATGCTCTTCATATCACCGTTCTCATCGGTGATGGAAACGCCTAATTCGGTCATGGCGTTGGCCACTTCTTTGGTCGGCTTGGCCATCCTGCTCAGCAGGGAGCGGAGTGCCGTGCCGGCCTGGGATCCTTTGATGCCGGCATTGGCCATGAGGCCGATAGCTGTGGCACAGTCTTCCACGCTGAAGCCCATAGCTCCGGCCACGGGGGCCACGTACTTGAATGTCTCGCCCATCATGGAGACATTCGTGTTCGCATTGGATGAAGCTGCCGCAAGGACATCCGCGAAGCGTCCGGAATCAGATGCGCTCATGCCGAACGCTGTCAGCGCATCCGTTACTATGTCGGATGTGCTTGCAAGATCCTCTCCGGAGGCGGCGGCAAGATCCATGATGCCGCCCAGGCCGTCCAACATATCCTGAGTCTTCCAGCCGGCCATGGCCATATAGGTAAGGCCTTCGGCCGCTTCGGATGCCGAGAAGATCGTTGCTCTGCCCATTTCCTGGGCCTTGTCTTTCAGTGCCTGCAGGTCATCCCCGGTAGCTCCGGAGATGGCTTCCACCTGGGACATCGTCGATTCGAACTTGGAACCGACTTTGACGGCAGCTGTACCGATGCCCATAACAGCTGTCGCCGCACCTCCGAGGACCTTGGCCGTACCCTTGGCTATGCCGGATACAGTGCCAAAAAGGCCGTTCACGCCCTTCTGAAATCCGGAGGCGTCTATCTTAGTATCGAACTTTAGAGAGCCATCGTATGCCACGTTCCCACCTACCTTTCGGCTCCTGGCGAACTATGGCACATGATGGCTCTGTTAGTTCAAGATTAGTTCAAGATTAGTCCAAGATCAGTCAAGGACTAGTCCAAGGTCTGCTTTCCGTCTTTAATGACGAGCTCGAAAAAGACCTTGCATTTGTTGTTTTTGCAGCGGATGACTACGCCGCGGCACTCCGCATCCTTCCCGTAGGAATATGGCATACGGTATCCGCAGACCGGACAGACGATCCTCCGCTGCATAACGACTGCTTTCGTCCTGTCCATTCCGTTCTCCTAGTATCTGAGGAGCTCCGTAACCGGGCGCCCCTCCATGAGAGCCTTTGTGATCTCGTCCAGCTTCTCCTGCTCGTCCTTCGGAAGCGGCAGAGCATATATCCTCTGCATCTTACTGTAGAACTCCCGCTCCTTTGTGGTCATCTTCTGGGACATGTCCATGGACCTGTATCCGATAATCTTACTGAAAAGGACCTGGTCGTTCAGGGCCTGAAAAAGGGCCTTGAATTTCCACCAGTGGAGCTGTGCCTCTGTGAGATCTATCCCGTACTGCTCCATGAAGGCTGCATAGATGTACCCTGCGTCATGCTCGAAAGAGTACACAGCCCGTGCGCTCTCTGCGGGGCCTTCGGCCGGATCCTCTTCGTCATGTTTCTCCGATTCCTTGCCGCAGGCGTAGAACCAGAGGACCTGGCCTATCGTCTCGTCGGTGAGGGGCGGCTTTTCGTACGGAAAGAACATCTTGATTGTAGCGTCCAGCTTCTGGCTGTTGGTGAGCTTCCTGTCCTCGCTCATCAGCTCAAAGAGCATTGCCGTCCGGAAGTCCGTCCGTATGGGATACATCTGGCCTCCTATGGTCAGTCCCTCAGGGAGCTTGTCCAGGATCAGATTGGTTCCCATCAGTGTTTCCACCTGCGCTTTTTCTTCCCGGGAAAGGGTTCAGGCTTTGCCTTCTGTTCGAAGGCCTCAGCCCGCTCCACGTACGTATTGTTTTCCTCAACACGTGCCAGATAGGACGCAATCTCCTTCCTGGTCTCACGGACAACGCTGGTAAGATCTGCCATGGCTCCAAGCCTGGCTCCCAGGTTGGAAGCCCCGGAGCCGGCGAAGATCTTGACGGCCGTCCCGGCACCGAAGAGGTCATCCAGCAGCGTGTCGGTCAACCGGATCTGCCTCCTCATTTCATTTGCATTGCTGTTGCCCTCAGGTACATTGTTGATGTCCTTGAGATATGTTCCCATCTTGCTGTCATAAAGCTCGACGACGTCCGCATCGAGCAGATCAAGGGTAAGTTCGACCCCGCGGATCTTAATATCGGCCATTGGATGCCTCCTCTCTTATGTGCTGCGCGTCAGCGTCAGGGGGTTTCGGTGAATGTCTTTGTGCTGGTATTGAACGTGCCCTGGACAGGTGCGCCGTTGGCATGCATGGTGCCGGAAACAGCGAGCTTGGCGCCGCCTTCTCCGGAGAATGAAGAAATGCTGGCGGTCACGCTGAACTTACGGGCCTTCTTGGCGTTGTCATCGCCGTCCCACAGGTCGACCCTGTAATAGTTGAACTTCGCGGCATCTCCGGTCAGGCCGTTCCGGCCCACGTTCCAGAGTGCGACAATAGGCTCCTTGGAGGGGATGTAGTCGGACTCGAAGGGGAACTCCCTCTCGTAGCCGATGACATCCGTCGAACCTTCCTTGTCGTTGATGTAGGTAGTGGTCTCCGTCTGAGCATTGGGGTTCTCATCCAGGGACCGGAAGCCTGTGCCCATGAGGTACAGGACTTCGTCGATCTCCAGATAGTCGGCAACCATATGCCTGATCAGAGCGGAATTGATAGCACTTGCGTTAGGCATTTGTACTCCTTTCGTCTCTGTAGAGGATCCTGAGCTGGACCTGGTACCGGGCATTCCTGAGGGCTCCGTCCATGATGTATCCCCCTGTCATGCACTCCATGGCGTAGGGATAGCAGCCTTCGGGGAGCTCCGGAAATTCCATGCGGCGGTTCTTCTGGCCGACCCATGTGCACAGGTCTTCGTAGAAGGAACTGTTCGCGATGTTCTGGGCCCGATCCATCGAGTACACCTCTCTGGATCCAAAGCTGAACTGGTACTGGCAGTCTGCCGTACCGTCTACATAGGTCCTGAGTACCGGCGTAAAGATGCCGGTCTCTACCACGTATTCACCGGGAGCATCACCGAGAGCATCCGTATGGAATTCACCGCCCTCTAAAAGCGGGCAGGCCATGAAGAAGTCCGTGACGCCCTGAATAATCGATCCGACCATTTTCCTCCCTTCGATTGAGCCGGTTTACCGGCTTAAAAAAACTTCTTGGCGCCTTCCAGGATCTCATCCTTGTGGGCTGCCTTCATTCTGTCGAACCAGTGCGCCCCGCGGTTCGCATCGTAGGGTCTGGTATCGGCGGTGTCATAGTACTGTCTTCTGGCGTACACGGCATTGTAGCCCAGCTCCCCGGACCCTACTGCGGATCCATGGATGCCGGAGGTCATCAGGAAGCCCGTCCTGTGAGGGACGAGTGCGGAACAGTACCGCAGGGCCTCACTGTCCACGAAGTACTGCGCAGCATCCAGGGCCGCTGTTGCCCTGGGTCCGAAAGCGG